GGACAGGGACAGAAGGCATTGGTCACTCCAGTCCCAACAGAAAATACCTACACAAGAGTCAGCTCAGGACAAAATCCTTTACAGCTAATAAATTTTTTAGCGGCTGAATCGAAGAGTGCACAGGCTTCAACGTATAAAAAGCCATCAAATTATGTTTTTTTTGAGGACCATAAACAGTATAACTTTGTTCCAATCTCTCACTTAATGGAGAAAGGACCAAAACGAGATTTTTTTCTCGCTGCTCCTCAAATTAAGAGTCAATTGGAAAAAGGTAATAATTTCCCAGGGGAAGCCATTCTTTCTCTTAAAATGCTCGACTCATTCGATGATTTGGATAGTCTTCACAGAGGAACGTACCTAAATGAAGTCAATATCATCGATCCGATACTAAAACGATTCAAAATGCATCCTCTCAAAGAGCCTGACAAGCCTAAGCATCAGTTCAAGTATCAGAGAGACTTCAACGATCTTACTCACCTTCCTAACAGTGGAAGCAAGACACTGAGTCCGAACAGTGACATCATCAAAGGAAAAAAACCATTCGCTGCTCACAGACGGATGATGATTACTCAGTACGAGAAGGACGATAGCGAGAAGTATCCTGTCAACTCTTCCAAGTACTTTGAGACTATGAAGCCATTCAAGCCAGGTGATCAGCTACTCGATCCAAGACAGAGGCACAAGAACCTTCCTGAGTCTATCCACGAGAAAGAAAATTTATTCAATCATGTTGTTGAGATCACTGTCCCTGGTGACCCTGACGTCACTGTTGGGCAGACTGTAAAGATCAAAGTACCTCAGCCAACATCATTCAAAGAGAAAGATGAGTACCTTATACTGTATGGTCAAGAGGCTACGTTCCTCATTACAGCTGTTAGGCACATCTACAACGGAGCCACTGACTCATATACGATGGTGCTGTCATGCAGTGCAGAGTCGTTTGCTAAAGAGCCGAGTGGACAGAAGGTAGTATAGTATGAAAGTTAAACAAGAATTTTTTGGATTCAATCCTGTGATGTGGATGGGAGTTGTTGAAGACAACGAAGATCCATTGAAGCTAGGCAGGTTGAGAGTTCGTATCTTTGGATGGCACAATAGCTCTCCTAACCCTGTTGATAATGAGCCTGGTGTTAAGACTGAAGAGTTGCCATGGGCTCAAGTACTGCAGCCTGTTAACAGTGGACCTAACAGTGGTATCGGTGGTCCCTTGACTGGTATTGTACAGGGCACTTGGGTGATGGGTATGTTTATGGATGGAGAGATTGCAAGAGAGCCTCTCGTTATGGGTTCGCTAGCTGGTATCCCTACCTCTATGAACCCTAACCCAGATGGTGGTCCTCCTACTGAAGGTTTCTATGATCCGGATGGTCCTATTAAAGGGTTCCCAAGAATATCATCAGACTGGACTGTAGATGAACCTGACACTAACAGACTCGCTCGTAATGATAATACTGCAATGGGCGATCCTAAAGACTATGTGCATACTGTAATCAATAAAAAGATTAACAGGCAGCATAAGAGTCAGTATGGTAACGGCTACACGATTGAAGAGCCTGTACTTGATGGATGGGATAAGTTTAAGTCTAAGTATCCATTGAATAAAGTGATGGAGACTAAGTCAGGCCATATCTTTGAGATTGATGACACTCCTAAGTTCGAACGTATTCACATCTACCATAAGAACGGTAACTATATTGAGATCGGTGGTGCAGTAGGTGCTATGAATAGGATGGATAAGGTTGTTGGTGATCAGTTCACTTTGATCGATGGTAATCACTACAAGAGTGTGCACGGTGATATAAATGTTGTTGGCAGACATTGTCAGCAGCTAAGTCAAACGACAGTGATAGAAGGACGTACCGTTACATTGAAAGGTGGTGCCGTTGTACTTGCTACTAACAAAGTGCAGGTTGCTGGTAGCTTAGCAGTTGGTACTGGTGCTACTTGTAAGATTGTTGATATTAGAGGAAAGGTTTATGATGTTAAGAATGGTATTGTGGTATCAGCAACGGATGGATAATCATGCCTAGTATATTAGACATACAACAAGATGCTCAGAAGGTCGTACGTTTTTCTACGCTAGGGCTCGAGACACTGAATGAACTAGAGCTTGACACGATCACATATAACATCGTTGATAAAGACGGTGCTGTAAAGAGGTCGTATGAAGGACGTGATAACAGACAGGCTGCTTATGACGATGCTGATAATAGTAACTTTGCTGAGGAAGATGGAGCTCCTTTTCATGTAGAAGCAAAGTCTAACCTATCAGTCAATCCAGAGACCGGTGCTTTAGAATTCGAAACAGGAAGTATGGTTAACCTAAACTTCCCTACAGCTGAAATCAATGCAACCGCAGAGGAGCTTAAGAACTTAGTCGACTGTGAAGTGATCGAAGACATTATTAAGCGTGAAATAAAAGCGATGGTTGATTTGATCAAGACTAACACATCTGCAGTATCAGACCTGTCTCCCTTCGAAGGACTAACTAGTATCCCTTCGAATCCGTTAAAGATTATATCGTGGGTGAAAAAGTTTGTATCGATATACATCGGTCCTCAGATACTTGCACTAATCGATTGTGCTATCCAGCTAGCTCAGTTTGCAGCAGCTATAGCAAACATTACTCAAGCAGCTCAGGTTGCACAACAAAACGTTGCGTTGTGTGCTGCATCTGCTTTAGACACGGCTCTGGATACAGTAATTGATGAAGGGTTAGCAGCGCTTGGTACTACAGAGGCAGAGATTAACAAAGCTCTATCAACTATTAGCACGGTGCAGAGCAAGTTAAGTAACATTACCGGTAAACCAGCTAAGTTTCAGACAGGCAGCATTGAGCAGCTAATAGAATCAGCGACGACAGAGGCTAGGGCAGGTTTTATATCAGACGTTAATGAGTATGCGACAGCATCATTGAGTGAAGCAGAGGCAGAGCTATCATCCAATGCAGTAAGTAGCATTCTTACTACAGCAGGGGCTTTTTCAGGAGACGTTACTATTCCTAATGCTGGATCAGGTGGTACCGGTGGTAACTTTGAAATCGTAACGAATGGCGGCAATGTTAATCAAGTACGGTACGTTGTAACGCAAGGTATTATTACAGATGTGATCACAGGCTTATAAGGAGAACAAAATGAGCACTAAAGATATGTTGGACAATCACGTTGCTACTCTTACGGCAGAGTATGAAAAGTTTGAGAGTGGTAATAAGGCAGCAGGCACTAGAGCACGTAAATCGCTATCAGAGATTGCAAAGTTGTGTAAACTTTTACGTCTAGAGATACAAGCTGCTAAGAACAGCGATAAATAATAGACAATAACTATAACTGGACGCTCTGATGCCTAGCGGTGCTCTTAACCCTTTACTTAAAGAAGTCGTTTTCAGTGATGTCAACGTTTCTTTTACACCGCATCCAGTTACTGGCAAACTCCCGGTGCTTAAGAATGCGGATGCTGTTAAAAGGGCAGTGCGCAACCTTATATTAACTAACTTTGGTGAACGTCCTTATGAGCCTGTATATGGGGGCAATGTAAGGGCGATGTTATTTGAGAATACGGACGACCCTTTATTAGATGCTCTTATTCGCACGCGTATAGAGACGGCTATTGAGAATTTCGAGCCTAGAGCAAAGGTTGATAGAGTACTAGTTGATTTGAAGCCCGATTCTAATGCGCTGGTTGTTAAGATAAGGTTCATGGTATTCAACGAACGGTTCCCAGTTGATCTAGAAGTAGCAATAGAAAGAGTAAGGTAAATGGCTGCTAATAACGCATTACTAGTAACAGACATAAACTTTGATCAGATCAAAGCAAATCTACAGGCGTATCTTTCTAGTCAGTCCGAGTTTCAGGACTATGACTTTGAAAGTTCGGGTATGCAGACTATTATTCAGCTGCTTGCTTATAACACGTATCAGAATGCGATCTATACTAACTTCGCTTCTAATGAGTCGTTCTTAGATACAGCACTTATTAGGAACAATGTAATAAGCCGTGCTAAGATGCTTGGGTTTACTCCTAATAGCGCTAGGGGTGCAAAAGCGACTTTATCCGTTACGGTTAATCCTGCAGGCTCTCCTGCATCAGTAATAGTACCAGCTAATACTACATTTACTAGTGTTGTAGATGGAGTGGGTTATACATTTCAGTCTATCAACAGCACTACTTTCAATAGAAGTGATAGTGGCACATATAATAATACCATGGTTGTTAGAGAAGGTGATCCTGTACAGGAATCATATACTGTTAGTTCAGTAGCGCCAGTCTCATACCTTCTTAATAACCCTAACTGCGATACCACTAGTCTTAAAGTTACCGTGCAGCAGAGCGTTTCTAACACGGCTGTACAGGTTTATACGTTTGCAGATGATATTATAACCGTAAATGGAAATAGTGCGGTATACTTCCTTCAAGAGAATAATGACGGCGCATATGAGGTACTGTTTGGTGATAACGTATTAAGTAAAAAGCCATCGGATGGTAATATCGTTAAACTTAATTACAACGTATGTAATGGCCCTTTACTTAACGGCGCAAAGACTTTTGCAGGTCCGGCTACTCTAGCAGGCAATAGTTCATACACTATTATTACTAGTAGTAAAGCATCGGGTGGTGCGAATCCTCAGTCTATAGACAGTATTAAGTTTAATGCTCCTAGAAACTACAGTGCACAGAATCGCGCTGTTACTGCTAACGACTATAAGAACATCCTTTTAAACAATGCCCCTGATCTGCAGACTATTAGTGTATGGGGTGGTGAAAAGAATAGTCCCCCTGTATACGGTAAAGTGTATATTGCAGCTAAGCCATTTGGCAGTGCGTTGCTTTCCGATG